CCCACAACTGTTAAAAGTTTTCATAATGGGAAATTAATTATAACTGCTGGAGCTACGGCGGGTTGTGGGGCAAAAATAATTAGTCCTGATCGTTCTGTATACGTTGAATAGGGAAGTATATCTACTTATTGAGTTAACGTAAGAGGACGCGTGCTAGATAAGTTAAATCAGAAGTTATAGAGGTAGTATGCATGGTTGAGAATTGGGATCAATACAAAGATTTAGAATATTATCCAGACAGGGTCTGTGCTTGTGGTTGTAAAGGTAAAATAAAAGTAATGCCATATCATAAGTATATTGGAATCCCCAAGTATATTAATCACCATGTGCGTGGTTGGCATTGGTCTACTGAATCAAAACAGAAAATGAAGGGAGATAAGAACCCTGCTAAAAGACCTGAAGTAAGAGAAAAATTACGCGACAGTCAAAAGAATCTCTATGAAAATGGATACGTAAATCCAATGCAGGGAAATCACCATACTAAAGAAAGCAAACAAAAAATAAGGGAGACAATTGAAATTAATGGTGGGCGAAGTGGAGAAAAAAATTCTAACTGGCAAGGAGGTCCTGTTGAGATAATATGTAAATATTGTGGTAGTAAGAAGGAAATTGGTAAAAGTTATTTACAATCAACTAAATATTGTTCTCGAGAGTGCTGGAAGAAAGATATAGTAGGTGAGAATAGTCCTAGTTGGCAAGGCGGAATAAGTAATTCTCCTTATGCATTTGAATTTAATGAAAAATTTAAAACTTTAATTAGAGAAAGAGATGGTAACATTTGTCAACTCTGTGGAAGAACAAGAGAGAAAGCTCAAAATTTAACTGTACACCATATTAATTATGATAAGATGAATGATTGTACAAATGAATTTGATTTTATAACCCTTTGTTTCGGATGTAATAGTAAAGTTAACTCTAATCGTGAATACTGGACAGAATTTTTTCAATTAAAGCTTAAGGATAATAGGATAAGGGTAAGGGTATCTATATGAGTACTCATATATCAGAGATATGGAGCGATCTTGATCATCGCCTAATTCAGGATGCCCAAGGATCTTTAAAGAAGATTATTAATGTTCAAGCAGTTATGACTTCTGTAGATAACATACTTAGAACATCCAAAGGCGAGCGTGTGATGCTACCGAGTTTTGGGTCAAGTCTTAAAGATATGATTTTTGAATCTATGAATAGTTCTTTGATAGATTTAATATCACAAAATATTAAAGATGAAATAGAATTATGGGATAACCGAGTTGTTGTTTCTCAGATTCGGTATTTGGAAGAACCCGATGATAATTCAATTGTGGTTGAAATTGCTTTTGTGATAAAAGGATACCCTAAGATTTTTAAGCAAGAAGTTACAATAAAAGGGGAGGCTGGATAATGGCGAATGTATTAAACTATACAGATTATAATTTCGACGATGTGGTGCTGCAGCTTCAAAACCGGTTAAAAAGTAAAGCAGCTTGGCTGGATATTTACAGATCCTCTACCGGTGAGATGTTAATTGAGCTTTTAGCTTATGTTTTGAATTTAGGAATGTATTATACTGAACGAAGGGCAGAAGAATCATATCTTCCAACAGCACAATTACTTTCTAGCGTAAAGAATTTAGTTTCACTTTTGAATTACTCACCTAAAAGAAAAACGTCATCTACGGGTAACTTAACATTTAGTATTGCCGCATCATCGGATAAGATAGTTTATATTCCTAAATATACTGTGTGTAAGGATGCCGTTGGGCTCGGATTCTTAACAAATGAATACGTAGCAATAGAAAAAGGTCAAACTTCAGTCGATGCAGTTACCATTCAAGGAGAATTGAATCGGTTAGAAGTGACTTCGAATGGTTCAGCTAATCAAGAATATAGTGTAAGTAATACTTCTGTTGAAAATTCAGCAACTACTAGTAATCCAACTTTAAGAGTTATAGTAGATGGAACTGAGTGGACTGCGGTGAGTTCATTCATAAATAGTTTAAATACAGATCAACATTATCGAATTATTGATGAAATGGATGATACTGTAACTATTCAATTTGGGGATGATGTGAATGGGGCTGCCCCTGAATCAGGTTCAATACTTATTATGCAGTATATTGCGTCTGATGGATTAGATGGAAACATCACATTTGCCGATAAGATTACTACGGTAAGTTCAACTATTTATGATGAGGATGGAACAGTCGTAGATGTGACTGTAACTAATTCAGGTTCATTTCTTGGAGGAGACGCCGCGGAAAGTATAGAAGAAATTCGATACGAAGCTCCACAGGTATTTAAAACTGGAGATAGAGCTGTGAATAGAGCAGATTTCATATCTCTTCTTGAGAATTATGCAGGAGTAGCTAATGTTAATGTTTGGGGTGAAAATGAAGAAGCAGCGGCGGCGGGTACTTCAGTAGTTGCTAATATGCTGAATAAAGTGAAAATGTGCATAATACTACAAGAATGGGAGTTGCCCGGAACGACTTTTAAGGCTACTTTGTCAGATTATCTTTATGATAAATCAATGCTTACAGTTAAGTATGAATTTGTTACTCCGGTTATACTACTTGTTATTCCAGTTCTTATCGTTAAAGTAACTGAGGGGCATTCAATGTCCCAGGCTCAAGCAGATCTAGAATCAGTTTTAGCTACAAAATTTGTTCTTGGCGATACAACTAAACTGGGTACAATAGTTAAATATAGTGAGATATTGTCAGTCATTCATGATCTTGAAAATATAGCATACGTATCAATGGATTTAGAAATAAAGAAGGTATTATCTAGTAGCTATGATTCAACATATGATTGGAGTGAAGCTCTTGATGCTACAGATGTTAAGCCAGAAACATGTAGAGTATTTATAGATGGATCATATGCTCTTACGGATGTTGATAGTGGAGATGGTACTGGCACATTTACTGCTGTTGGGATTACAGGTAGTATAAATTATAGTACGGGAGTAATTGCTTTAGATATAGCCCCGGCAGCTTCGGCTGTATATGCTCGATACTGTCAGGATGAGAATGATAATATCGTGCCCTCGGCAAATCAAATTGCAAAATTGGAAGATACCGATATAGATTCAATTAGTATGGAGTAATTTAATATAGTAGAATAATTGAGGAAGTTAATGATGAAAAAATTCCACGGATTAGAGCAGATATGGACAATTAGCCAAATACGCAATGGTAAAGTTCTTTGGACAGAGACAAAGAAAAATATAATTCCAAATGAGGGCGAAGAAGCTTTTGTAGATACGTTTTATCGAAATAATGCTGCCTCATATTTTGCTGCAGATCTTTTTTATGTTGGATTTTATTACGGTAGCGTAGGTGAGAGTACGGTACTTGCCACTATTCCCAATGAGCCTAGCGGTAGTGGTTACGCTCGAGTAGCAGTTGAAAGATCCAATGTAGGTTGGCCTACTAAAGAAAAACATGAGAATGATTGGCGGGTTGTATCTAAAACGATTACAATTACCGCTTCTGGCGGAGATATTGGTCCAATTAATGGAGCTTTTTTATGTACTTCTTCAAATGGTACGGGAGTGCTCATAGGTGCTGTGGCTATGAAAGTATCTAGAACTATCCCCGCCGGCGATAAAGTTGAATTTACAATAAGAGCAAAACAAAAATAAGGTTGAAATATGCCAACAAGAGAATTTAATGTTATTTCGGATAATAGTTCGATAGCTATTTATGGTGCTTTAATTGCTGAAGCTCAGACGTTTACTCCAGCAGAAACTCATCGTTGTATGGTTATTCAACTGAAGATGTATGGGACAGGCGGCTACGGTCCTGTTAATGTGGAATTGCAGGGTGTTGATGGAGTGGGTAAACCAGATGGAGTTACTATTGCTACTGGCAGTGTAAATGAAAATGAGGTAAATTCTTACTATTCAACCAGTAGACCGTGGTTAGCTTTTAGTTTAGGTGTGGGAGCAATTGTTAATTCCGGCACCGTTTATGCCATTGTGGTTACCCATATTGGTGGGGATGTCACTCATCCAGTTTATTGGAGGTATGATTCTTCTCCTACATATACAGGAGGTTCAAGATTTACAAGTGCGGATGGTGGTTCAAGTTGGACTGAAGACACTACTCTAGATTTTTTATTCATAGAGGAAGATGGTAGAAGATTGTATGAGACTAATCAATCTTTTAATAACGGAGGTGCATCAGTATATCATGGACAGTGGTATACTCAGATGTTCACTGCACAAACAAGTTATGATTTAGCTGCTGTAGCTTTACAATTATTTCGAGGTTCGGGGGATACTCCGGGCGCATACACCATTAATATTCGGGCTTGTTCTGAATATACACTGGGTATTTGGATTCCAATTGGAGCAAATTTAGCTTCAGGCTCTTTTAATACGGATCAACTTCCAATTAATTCTTCTGCTTCTGGATGGATAACCGTTCCTTTAACTTCTCCTATTGGTTTAACTGCTGGAACAATGTATGCTATAGTATTGGAAGCGGATCCTACTAGCAGTTCTGGTGATATGGTTGGCTGGAACTGGACAACCTATAATACAGATGTACTGATACAAAATTCCATAGGTTATTCCACAGATCAAGGAGTTAACTGGATAAATAGTAGTGGTGGCTCCCTTGCTCTGGCTTTTCGTTGTTACGGAGATTGGGCTTGGGATGAAAGTCCCACGATGTTAGAAAATTATCTTTTACGAATCACTGGGTATGCTCCTGTATGGGCAGGAACATGGATGGCACAATCATTTATAGCTGATGGGGATTCCCAATTAAAAAGCATAAAATTAAAGCTTTATCGCAGCGGTTCTCCTGGTCTTATTACAGTAAGTTTACAAGAATTAGATGCAAATAATGATCCTGATGGTTCTGATATTGCTGGAACTACAGGAACTTATGATGGAAATTCATTAACCACGGATACCGATGGAGAATGGGTAATATTTACCTTAAGTGGAGCAGAGCTTACTTCCAATGCTAAATATGCAATTGTAGTAAGAACTCCATTGTCAGGGGTTGATTTTGTTGGAATAAAAACAACTAGTAATGCAACGGTATCTCCACCACTGAGTCCACAGTTCCTTGGTGGTTATGCTCATGTTAGTTATGATTCTGGAAGTAGTTGGATAGATTCCGCTGATTGGGATTTGTTATTTGAACTATGGGGGGATTCTCCTGGAGAAGCTCCAACAGTAACTGTACAACCAGCAAGTCAAACGAAAAATGTTGGTGACAGCGTAACATTTTCCATCGAGGCAAGTGGTAATCCAACTCCAACTTATTTGTGGTACAAAGATGGCTCTCCAACTCCAATACCGGGGGAAACTTCTGATTCTCTTTCTTTTACTGTAGATGAGAATTCCGGAGGAGATTATACCTGTACTGCTACAAATGCGGGGGGTTCGGATACCTCTAACG